CCGCCGGCCCCGGTCGGATACCACGTGATGTGCCAGACGGCGCGGTTGGTCGGTCCGGTCGCCGTGCGGACGGCCTCGACCTCGGCCGAGAGCCCACCATCGACGGCGCGCGAGAGGTAGAGGTTGGATATTCGCGTGATGGTGAAGCCGAGGGCCTCGACCGCCAGGCGGATATCGTTGTATGGGCCGGAAGGGGTGGCGCTCATGGTGACGACCTCCGAGCGCTCGCCGACCCATTCGCATGCGTCGCACTGGTAAACCAGTACGGCGGGCGGGCCCTCTAGGCCGATGTCGCGTGGGTCGCTGACGAAGGTTTCGAAGTCTTGGCCGCCGCATGCGGGGCAGTGGTAGGTGGGTCGGTTGGCCATGGTCTCTCTCCTGCTAGCTGGGGTTGATGGCGTAAGCGCCGTTAACCGTGAAGATGACGGCATCGGCACGTGTGATGGGTTGTCCCGTCTCGCACACGTAGAACGAGCCCGAGGCGTAGGGGTTGAAGGACACGCGCACGCGTTCGCCAGTACAGACCGCCGCCGCCAAGGGACCACGGACGATGCCACGGGGGCAGAACGTCCCGCGAACGAACGCGCATACACTCTTGCGCTGGTTGGCGATGACACGCTGACGCGTCGACTCGCTAACCTTGAACGTCACATCAATCAGCATGGCATCGGCCGAGTGTCCAACAACCTTGGGGCGCCCGCCGACCTTGGTCCGGAGGGACCAGACGTGCTTGGTAGGCTCGCGCCGTGCCTTGTTCAGATTGCGGTAGACGTCGTAGGTGGCGCTCATGGTCTCTCCAAGGTCAATGGGCTGTCAGCGAATGGGTCCCGCTGACACCACAAACCCTACGGTATAGATTCTGGTGAATCCAGGGTAATCGTGGTGATTCACACGAAACAGTGGGTGATATTGAATGATTCCGGGGAGTTGCGGTTGAAGCTTTTACACTTCGTTTACACTTGAGATGGCTTGGTGGGTCTGGGCCATCCCCGACTGTGTCAAATTTGACACACTCCAAACCCGATACGGCCTAGTCACCTTTTATATCCCGACCGATCGGTCAGCTAAACGTATAGCTGCTATACATACTGACCAGGTGTACAGTGTATAGTAAGTCTACACCTACTGCTCGAGTGTACAGTGTATAGTAAGTATACGAGCTCTCAATATGAGACACTGCTCGAGTGTTCAGGATGTCTCATTCTGATACATGTCTCATTCTCAGACTGACACATGTCTCAATCTGCGAAACGTGGTGACCCCGGGGCGCCGAGCGGGTACGTGGGGCATTTTTTGCGTACCGCCACTTTCCATCTCAAAAACGAACCTGGCCCTGGGCTGATCAGATGGATCTGCCGTTAGGCTGATCACAGCCCCACCCACCATCCGCCAGCGGCCCCAAAGGCCAGCTGGCTGGACCTCCTAACCAGTCCAGCATCCACCCCCTTTACAAACCTTTTACACTCCCCATGGCTGTTCAACCTCCCAAAAACGTGCTACAATATTTTCGTTAAGTACTACCGGAGAGATGCTGAGGCCAAAGACCCCCTGTCTTTGGACTTCAGTATCGGACCCATCCCCGAGGAGTAGCGCCTACAAACCCCTGGGTATCCTCACCAGCTACGGACGCTTTGGGCGCCTCCGCTGGGCAGAGGAACAGGGGATGAGAGTTGGTGCTTCACCAAGTATCAACGCCTTTTCCGATAGTGGGAAGTCGCAATCTCCTGACCTCATGAGACTCCTCAGGGGTCTCCGACTCTAACTAATAGCGCGCAGGCGCGGGAGTAACTTTACCATGGCTGATAAGCGGACTGAGGGTGGTCTTTCGGGGCCGGAAGGGTGGACGGAGTCCATCACGGTTTGGACCCCTGAGATGCGTGCCCTTTACGCTCAGCGGGTCCGCCGCGAGGCGGCTCGCAAGGCTGCCATGCGGGACCTTCCCCCTTCACAGCGAGCTCGGTCCCTTTGGCTCCGTCGGCGGGCCATCGCCGAGGCTGCGGGCCACCCCACGGCCCAGGGCCAGGTGGTTGATGCTGGAGACCTCACCATCCCAGCCGCTCGCCAACAGGGCGAGGCGGCGTTCATCGTCCCCATCCCCCCACCCGCGAGCCAGGCGCCCCCTGAGGACGCCTCTGGCAAGCCCATGACCGACCGGAGCGGCAAGCCCATGACCGACCGGAGCGGCAAGCCCCAGAACCCCCGCCACGGCCAAAAGCGGAAGAGCCCGAAGGGCATGGGCTACTGAGCTCGGCCTTTAGGGCTTGACCGGCGCCGCTGGTCCTGTCATGGTCGTTTCACTCGCGGGGTAGCTCCTCGAGGGTTAATGGGTTCCCACCCGCTGCGCCAACCTTGCATCCGGCGGCAGCCAGACGCCAGGTCGTTGCGGTGGGTGGGATTTTACACCTGTCTGTAGGAGGACACCAATGGACCCAACTCCCATCGCTCGCTCTTTGACCCTTGGCCAGGAGCTGGTCAAGCAGTCCATCCACACCGTCACCGCCACCTGGGTGGACGCAGGCGATAGCCTGACGGACTTCGCCAATGGAGAGGACGTTAACCTCGAGGCCGCGCTCGATGACGCCTACCAGGGGCTTGGCCATGCCATCGAGGAACTCCAGGGCCTCATCTCCAGCATTGACCACCTCGCGGGCGAGGGCGACCCCGCGCTTGCGCGTGCCATCTCGGACCTCGAGGGGAGCATCCGCAAGCTCAAGGGGGTGAGTGACGGCTGACCCGGCCGTCCCAGCGTTGGCCCTCGCCGGGCCAACGTGTTAACCCATTAGCCCATTAGCCTACCCGTCGGAGACCCCTATGGACCCATTGCTGCTCCCCTCGGCTCCCTCCGTGGAGTCCGAGGTCCTCGCGTGCCTTCTCATCGACCCGTCCAAAACCCCCCAGGCCTCCGCGAGGCTCAAGGGTGACGACTTCCACCACAATGACTACCGCCTGGTCTGGAACGCGCTCCTCGAGTCCTATGAGCGCCACAACGACTATGACGAGGTCATCCTCGAAGAGGTCCTCCGCGATCAGGGGACCTGGGGCCGTGTAGGCGGCCGCCAGTTGGTCCAGCTCCTTAACCGCTCAGGAACCAACGGCAGGCTCGACTCTTACGTCGACCGCTTGCTGGCCATGAGCGCCCGCCGCCGGATGCATGACGCCGCTAACCAGATTGGGGCCATCGCTCTGGATGGTGAGCTCGGACCCGCCGAGGCTATCGGCGAGGCCGAGGCAGTGGTGGGGAGGCTGCGGGAGGCTGGCGAGAATCTGTCAGAAGGGGACGATGCGGGGCCCGTAGTCTGTGACTACATGCGCATGGTACACGCTATTCAGTCCGGTGAGGAGCAACCGCCCCGAATATCCACCGGCCTTTACCCCCTGGATAAGGCCCTTGGCGGCGGATTCAGGCCTGGGTGGCTCGTTCTGGTCATGAGCCTTAACGGTCACGGCAAAACAGCGCTCGCTGTCAACGGGTTCGCCTGGGCGGTCGCCCAACAAGGGCGCCCCGCTCTCATCGTTAGCCTTGAGATGCCCGCCGAGCAGATAGTCGGCCGCCTCATCGCTGCCGAATCCGGCATCCCCGTCCCTTTGCACGACCGGATGGGCCTCGAAGATGGCCAGCTCGTAGCTATGACCCATGGCGCCCAGAAGGTCTCGGCCGCCCCAATACGCATCGTTGGCCATGAATGCGCCACCATCGACGCCATCCGGCAGGCCGCCAGGGCCTACAGGGCTCAGAAGGGTGACCTCGGTATCGTCGTTGTGGACTATATCCAGCTCATGCGCTCGTCAATCCCCGGCCAAAACCGCGTGGAGGCCCTCGAACAGATATCCAGGGGGCTCAAGGAGCTGGCCATGGACCTCGAGTGCGTCGTTGTTAGCCTGAGCCAGCCGACAATGGCTGCCAAGCGCACGTCATCGCGTCCCACTATTCGGGACAGCAAGGGGTCAGGCGCCATCGATGATGACGCCGACCTTGGACTTGTGCCCTGGCTGCTCCACAATGTCGACGAGGGCTGCAAGCCCTGGGAGGCGCAGATAGGCATGGACAAGTTCCGTCACGGCCCCAGAAAGAACCTCTACGAGTCCGACATCGAGTGGGACGGCAGCCGCACGCGGTTCATCGCGGCGGGCGGGGTAATGCGTGGCTAGGGGCAAGTCCAAGGCGAAGTTCCCGCCCGCC